CTCTGCGCGTCGCGCCGCGGCCAAGGCGCTCGCCGATGCGGCAGCTGCCGGCGATGCCGCCGAGGTCGCACCCAAGCCGCTCGACGCGGCCGGCCTCCTCGACGCCCTCAAGGCCCTGCCCGAGGACGTGCGCGCGCAGCTGTTCGCCGCCGCCCAGGCCAAGCCCGACGCCGCGGCCGGCACCATGTCGGGTGCGCTGGCCAAGCAGGTCGCCGGCCAGCCCGGCCAGAAGAAGGGCTAAGCCGTGGCGGAAATCCGCTATCCCGAGCTGGTGGCCGGACCGTATGCGGCCGGCCAGGTCGTCACGCCCGCCGACGGCGCCGACCTGGCGCAGCTCACTGGCCTGCCGCTGGCCACCCGCGCGCTGGCCATCGGCGTCGGCGGGACCATCACCGTCGACTTCCTGCACGGCGAGACCGCTGTGCAGCTGACGCTTCCGGCCGGCATCCATAAGCTGTCTGTGACCCGCGTGCGCGCCACCGGCACCGCCGCGACGAACATCGTCGCCCTCTACTGATCCAGGGCCCAGCCCAACCCCGGAGCCTCCGCCATGCCTCTGTCCGCCGTCCAGATCAGCAACCTGGCCCTGGCGCGCATTGGCATCCTCCAGGGCATCGACGACCTCGACGAGGCCAGCGACGAGGCCAGGGCCTGCAGCCTGGCCTTTGAGGCGTGCCGCGACGAAGTGCTGTCGGTACACGAATGGCCCTTCTCGACCCGGACCGCCGTGCTTGGCCTGGTCGCCACCGACCCCACCGACTCCTGGTCCTACGCCTACCGGCTGCCGTCGGACTACCTCACCGCCAAGTCGATCGGGAAGGACGTTCCCTTCACCATCGCCAGCGACAGCGGCGGCGGACTGCTCTACTGCAACAGCAACCCGGCGACGCTCGAGTACTTCGTCCGCATCGACGATCCCGCCCTGCTGCCGATCGACGTGGCGATGCTGCTGGTCGCCCGCCTGGCGGTCGAGATTGCGCCGGCCCTGAGCCGGACCGATGCGGTCGTCGCCCGGGCGCAGCAGCGATACAAGACCGCGCTCGATGAGGCGGTGTCGAACCGCATGGCGGAGCCGGGCAACGACGATCCGCGCGACGCCGAAGCCATCAGCGGCCGGGAGTAGCGCATGCCCTCGCTCGCCCAGCGCTCCTTCGCCGGCGGCGAAATCTCCCCGGCCCTCTACGGCCGAGCGGATCAGGCGAAGTACGCCACGGGCGCGCGCCGGATCTACAACTTCCTGGTCCAGCGTTTCGGCGGGGTGACCAACCGCAGCGGGTCGAAGATGGTGCGCGAGGCGGTCGGCAGCACCGCCCAGAAGAACACCCGCCTGCGCCGCTTCGTCTACAACGACACCCAGACCTACCAGCTCGAATGGGGCGACTTCACCCTGCGCCTGATCCAGAACGGCGCCGGACTGACGATCTCGGGCCTCGCCGCCTGGTCGAACCTGACCACCTACGCCGTGGCCGACCTGGTCAGCTCGGGCGGGGTCAACTACTACGCCAAGACCGCGAGCCTCAACCTGGACCCGGCAACCAATCCAGCAGCCTGGTACGCTATGCCGGCGGGCGGGATCTACGAGATTCCCACGCCCTTCGCGCATGCCGACGTGCGCCGCCTGCAGTTCATCCAGAGCGCCGACGTGATGACCATTGCGCACCCGTCGTACCCGCCGCAGGAGCTGCGCCGCTACGGACAGACCAAGTGGATCATCCTGGCCGCAACCTTCGTCCCCAGCATCGCCCGGCCGTCGCCCTGCAGTGTCGTCAGGGGCGGCGCCGGCGGCAAGACGTTCAAGTACCGGGTGACCGCGGTGCTCCCCGACACCTTCGAGGAGTCGCTGGCGGCCTACGAAACGACCACGCCGATCACCGGAGCGAGCCAGGCCAACCCGTGCCAGATCACCGACGTGGCGCACCCCTACGCCACCGGCGACGAGGTGCTGTTGTCCGGCATCCTCGGCATGACCCAGCTGAACAACCGGACCTGCACCATCACCAATACCGGCGCCAACACCTACACCCTGGACGGCGTCGACTCCACCGCCTTCACCGCCTACGCCAGCGGCGGGACCGCGGCCCGCACCTTCGCCGGCTGCGACGGCGCCGGCATTCCGAGCGATGCATCGCCCAACGTGATCAGCTGGACGACCGTTGCTGGCGCCCTTGAGTACAACGTCTATAAGGAAACGAATGGGGTTTACGGCTATATCGGGACCGCCCGCGGCACGTCCTTCAAGGACATCAACTACGCCCCCAACGGGATCACCAACCTGTCGACGCCGGCCACGGTGTTCGAGGCCGCCGGCAAGTACCCGCAGACGACCGCCTACGTCCAGCAGCGGCAGGCCTTCGCCGGATCGACCAACCAGCCCGAGAGCATCAAGCTGTCGCGTTCGGGAATCTTCCACGACTTCAGCACCTCCAGCCCGCTGCAGGATGACGACGCCATCGGCTTCGCCCTCAACGGCGAGGAGGTCAACGAGGTCCGCCACATTCTGACCGTCAGCAAGCCGGTCGTCTTCACCAGCGGCGGCGTGTGGACCCTCGATGGCGACGTGGACGGGATCATCCGCCCCACCGCCATCAACCCGAACCAGCTAGTCGGCCGCGGCTGTGGCTACCTGCGCCCCATCAGCATCGACAACACGGTGCTCTACCTCCAGGCCCGCGGCACGATCATCCGCGAGATTCAGCTCGACCTGGTCAAGGGCCAGGAGGGGCGCGACCTGACGATCTACGCCCAGCACCTGTTCGACGGCTACACCATCGTCGCCTGGACCTACCAGGAGAACCCCCATAGCGTCATCTGGGCGGTGCGCAGCGACGGCAAAATGGTGGGCATGACCTATGTCAAGGAGCACGACGTGTGGGCGTGGTTCGTCTGCGAGACGGACGGCACCTACCTCGATGTTGAGAGCGTCCCGGAGGGCAACGAGGACGCGCTCTATGTCGTTGTCGAGCGCACCATCGGCGGCGTGCCCCGGCGCTTCGTCGAGCGCTTCGCCTCCCGCCGGGTGACCGATGTGACAGTCGATGCCTTCTTCGTCGACTGCGGCGGGACCTACGACGGCCGAAACTTCACCGCCACCACCCTGACCATCAGCGGCGGGACGACCTGGCTGGTCGATGAGTTCCTGACCCTGACCGCATCGACCGGCATCTTCTCCGGCGCCGAGGTCGGCAACGCCTACGTCCTGACCATCGGCGGCGTGCCGATCGTCTGCACTGTGACCGGCTACACCGACGCCACCCACGTCACTGTCCAGGCGAACAAGAACGTCCCGGTCAGCCACCAGGGCGTTGCAACCGCCAGTTGGTCGCGTGCGGTCGACGAGGTCGCGGTGCCGCACCTGGAAGGCAAGTCGGTGGCGATCCTCGCCGACGGCAACGTGGTCGCCAACGGCTTCGACGACCCGCAGACCGTGGTGACCGGCGGCGTGGTGACCCTGACCACCCCTGCCAGCGTCATCCATGTAGGCCTGCCCTACCTCTCCGACCTGGAGACCCTGGACTGGGAGAACCCCAACGCCGAGACCCTGACCGACAAGCAGAAGATCATCCAGGGCGTGACCCTGCTGGTCGAGGACACCCGCGGCGGCTGGGCTGGGGCGCCGAAGAAGCCGGACGACGGCACCGCCGACTGGCTGGCCAAGTACATGTCCGAGATCAAGCAGCGTGCTTCCGAGGGCTACGGCGTGCCGACCGCGACCAAGACCGGGACCTTCGACATCAACACCGCCGGGACCTGGAGCGAGCGCGGCCGGGTCCTGGTACGGCAGCGCGATCCGCTGCCCATGACCATCCTGGCCGTGGTTCCCCGCGGCCAGATCGGAGGCTGACCATGGGCGCTACCGCAGCAGTTGCGATGGGGGCCGGCACCGTGCTCGGCGTCTACGGGCAGATCGCCGCCGGCGAGGCCAACAAGAAGATCAACGAGTACAACGCCAAGGTGCTCGACGCCCAGGCCACCGACGCCGTCGCGCGCGGCGAGGAGCAGGTCGGCCTGATCGAGATCGACGCCCGGCGGACGGTGGGCGCCCAGCGCACCTCCCTCGCCGGCCAGGGCATCGACCTGAGCAGCGAGACCGCGCAGGCCATCCAGGCCGACACCGCGGTGCAGGCCGCCAAGGACATCCGCACCACCAAGGCCAACGCACTGCGCGAGGCCTGGGGCTACCGCTCGCAGGCCCAGGGCGCACGGATGGCCGGCAAGTACGCCTACCAGGGCGCCATGCTCAACAGCGCGGGTTCCCTCCTCACCGGGACCGCCCAGACTGCCGGGGCATACCAGGACTACCGCTCGCGCGGCAAGGGGAACTGACCATGCCCAGGGTTCCGCTCTACGACGGTGGGCGCGTCACCACCCGCGCCATGCCCGGGGCACAGCTCCAGCAGATCAGCCCGGACGCCTTCGGCGCCGGCCTCGGCCAGGACATCCAGCGCGCCGCCGCCACCGTCCAGGGCCAGGTCCAGGGCCCCGAGTGGGACCGCGCCAACCAGGCCAAGATCGACGACGCGACGACCAAGCTGGCGCAGAAGCGCATCGAGCTTGGCGATCGCCTCAAGCAGGCCCAGGGCGACCAGGCCCTGCACCCCGACTTCGCCAGCGGCCTCGAGCAGGAGTTCAAGTCCGCCAGCGAGGAGGTCGCGCAGGGGCTGGTGAACCCGGCGCAGCGTGACGCCTTCGGCCGGGAATCCACCCGCCTGGGGCTCGGCCTCCAGGAGTCGATCTCCTCGCACGTCATCGCCCAGAGCGAGCTGGTGTCGCGGCAGAAGGCTGACGCCCGGATGCAGACCATGGTCCAGAGCGCGATCGCCAACCGTGGCGACGAGGGCCTGGCGTGGCAGGACATCATGGACGCCCAGGCGGCCCATGAGACCTACACCAAGAGCATCGGCGTACCGATCGAGGCGCGCGACGCCGAGCAGGCCCAGCTGCGCAGCAAGGCGACCGCAGACATCATCTCCGCCTTCGCCGACGACGGCAACCACGTCGCCGCCCAGAAGTGGCTGGAGGGCTACCGCGCCCAACTCAAGGACCCGGCCGACCTGGCGCGCGCCGAGCGGGCGACCAAGGGGGCGACCATCCGCGGCGAGTCGCAGTCCGCGGTCGACAAGATCCTGGCCATGACCGGCGCCGACGGCCGCCCCATCGGCATCCAGGATGCCCTCGCCCAGGCGGCCAAGGTGCAGAACCCCGAGCTGCGCGCCGCGATCGAGGAGCGCGCGGTGTCGATGCTGAACCTGCGCGAGAAGGCGCACGAGGACGACCAGACCAACCAGTTCGCCGACGCCTACAAGATCGCCAAGGACGACCCGCGCGGGATCGACGCCGTGCCGCTGTCGACCCTCCAGGGCCTCGACCCCAAGTACCGCGAGCAGCTCCAGGCCTGGGCCACCCGGCAGGCCAAGGGCGTGCCGCTGCCGTGGCAGGTGTCCAAGGCGGTCCGCTACCAGATCGAGGCGCAGGCGGCCACCCCCGAGGGCCGGCAGAAGTTCGTCGACAGCGACCTGCGCCAGCTACTGACCTCGGTAAACAAGGAGGATTTTGACGCCCTGGCCGGCTTGCAGCAGGAAATCAGAAAAACCGGAGCTGATGGTTCTGATGCCGGTTGGCTCACTACCCGCGAGGAAATGGTCAACCAAGCCCTCGCGGGCATGAAGATCGACCCGAAGACCTACCGCACCAAGGACGACGGCACGACCACTCCGAATGAAGCTGCGATCAACTTCCGGGCAGCGGTAGAGCTAGAAGCCAATACGATGGCCGGCGCCGCCAAGCGCCAGAAGCCGACCATCGACGACGTGCGCAAGGCGATCGACAATGTCATGCTGCGCAAGGTGCGCTACGATGAGACGGGACGGAATACTACCGACTTCGTTGGGTCGACGCTAACCCGTGATCAGCGCAAGACGGCATTCGTCCCCATCGATCAGATCAGCGGCGGCCAGGCGCAGGCGGTGCGCGACCTGATCCACGGCGCCGGCGGCGATCCCACCGACGACCGCGTCCAGCGCGCCTACGCCGCCCGCCTGATGAACGACCGCGCCCTGTTCGACCAGATCATCCGGGAGCGCTGACCGTGCCCGACCCGACCGACCCGTTCGCCGCCATCGACGCGGCGGCGCCGATCCCCAACCTGGTCACCGGCGAGGCGCAGACCGCCTCCGACCCCTTCGCCTACATCGATAGCGGCGGCGCTCCTGGCGATCGCCTGGCGGCCACGACCAGGCTGGGCCTGGTGAAGGACCCCCAGCGCGCGGCGCGCGTCCTGTCCATGCGCGACCGCATCGGCATGCCGGCCGACTTCATCGACCGCAACCTGGACCAGGTCGAGCAGGAGACCGCGCGCCAGGGCTTCGACGCCGGCCGCTTCCGCCAGGAGTCGCCGCTGGTAGCCGACTGGCTGGCCCAGGCGCCGGAGTACGCCGCCGTCAGCCGCAACGACCTGCCGCGCCTGGCTGCGGTCGAGAAGTTCGTCGCCGACTCCCCCGACTACCAGTTCCTGCCCAACGGGCACATCATCGGCCCCCCGCACACCGGCCTCGCCGACGAGTTCGCCACCCCGCTGGACCTGCTGCGCAAGCTCCAGCAGGACGAGAACAACGGGGTCGTCGACGAGATCGACCGCCGGCAGCGGATGCAGGCCCTGCAGGACCGCTTCGGCGCGTCCGCCAACCTGGTCGCCGGCATGGCCGCCATCATCGCCTCGACGCAGCGGGCCGTGGGCATCCAGAACGACAACACCCAGACCAGCGCCGAGAAGATCGGCCAGGCCAGCTCCGACCTCGCGCCCGGGCTGTGGGGCGACATCCAGCGCGGCACTGGCGGGGTGATCGCCGACATGCCGCTGATGCTCGCCGGTGGCGCCTTCGCCGAGGCCGGGGTTGCCCTGTCGAACCTCGGCCGGCTCAAGACCGCGCTGGCGACCCTGGGCAAGGCCGAGGGCTTCGCCCGCGGCACCATCCAGACCGCGTTCGCCGTTCAGCCCCTGGCGATCCGCGAGGGCCTGGACACCGGCCAGCAGAGCGGCTGGGCCAATGGCCTCGCCGCCTGGGGAATCGAGACCGCCATCCCGGCCGCCTTCGGCGCCACCGGCACCGAGAAGGTCATCGCCAACCTGGCCGCCCGGGGCGTATCCAAGCAGGTCGCCGCCGGCTTCGTCCCGGCCGCGCTCGGGCTCATCAAGGAGGCCGGGCTGGAGGCGACCGAGGAGAGCGTGACCGAACTGGCGCACGCCCTGCACGAGGCCGCCAGCGGGATCAACCCCGACGCCCTCAACGCGGACCAGCTCTGGCGGCGCATGGCCGCGGCCGGGGCAGTTGGCGGCATCGCCGGCGGCGGGTTCAACCTGCCCGAGGCCATCGCCCACATGGGCGCCCACGGCCACCCCGGGGCCCAGCCGGCGCGCATCGAGGCGGCCATGGCGGGGCAGGCGCTGGTGCAGCAGCTGACCGCCGCAGCTGGCGAGTCCGAGACCGCCAAGCGCTACGAGGCGGGCGCGAAGTCCTTGTTCCAGACCATCACCGCCAACAAGGCGCCACAGGTCTACCTGGACCGCGAGGGCTGGGACCAGATCGCCCAGAAGGCGGGCATGGACCCCCGCGCCGCCGCGATCGAGCTGCTGGCCGGCCCGTCGCCGCAGGCGGGGGAGATCGTCGACCAGAAGCGCGCCAAGGCCCTGTCCCAGGCCGCCCTGTCCTACGACGAAGCCGCCCGCACCGGCAGCCCCCTGAGCGTGCCCACCGCCGACCTGGCCTTCTACCTGGCCCGGAAGAAGGAGATCGCCGACGCGGTCGCCCAGGAGGTCCGCCTGGACCCCCAGGCGATGAACGTGCGCGAGGCCAACGACCTGATCCGCTCCATGGAGGCCCCGACCGAGCAGCCCGCCCCAGGCGAGACGGCGCCGAGCACCCCCCAGCAGGACGCCCAGGCGATCCAGGACGACATCGAGCAGCAGCTGACCGCCGCCGGCTACGAGGCGGGCGCCGCCCGGCGCAGCGCCCAGCAGCAGTCCTCCGCCTTCCGGACCATGGCCGCGCGCTGGAACGCCGGCAAGGCGAACGACGACCCCAGCCGCATCACCCCGCGGCAGCTCTGGGAGCGCTGGGGCGTCAGCATCAACCGGCCCCTGCCCGAGGTCCTGACCAAGCCCAGCCGCCAGACCGCCGACCAGGCGATCGCCGGCATGCGCGCCAAGCTGGCCGACGCCCGTCTGGCCAAGATCGACGCCGGCCGCGTCGCCGCCCAGCAGGCCACCGACAGCACCCTGGCCACCGCCGCTGCGGGCGACGCCGGGGCCAAGATCATCGACGAGGCGGTCGCCAAGCTGGCGGCCGAGGCGAAGCGGTCCGGAGCCATGACCACCACCGACGCCATGCGCACGCTGGGTGCCGACTTCGGCTTCCGGCCCGATTCCACCGCGCCCATGACTGAGGCCCAGCGCCAGCGCGGCAACCTCCTGGCCGCTGCCCTGCGCGCCCGCGGAGCATCCCTGGCGCTCCTCCTCGACGCTGCCGGGGCCGCCAAGGCCAACCCGACCGCGACCACGTCCAAGCCGGCCAAGGCTGGCCCGGTCGATGAGCAGAGCGTAGCCGCCGCCTTCCGCTTGCGCGACCTGGTGTCCGAGATCCGCGCCGGCCGCGGCGACCTCGCCGAGTTGGAGCAGGCCGCCGCCCTGGCGCGCGAGGTCGGCCCCCGAATCGACAGCCTGGGACTCAACGACCAGGAGCGCGCCGACATCCGCAGCGCGGTCGAGTTCGCCCAGGAGGGCCAGACCCTCAACCAGGAGCTGTTCGCCGGCCGCCGTGGCTCCATCACCTTCGGCAAGGACGGCGAGCAGCGCCGGACGATGGTCCGCATCTTCGGGGCCGCGGACCTGTCGACCCACCTGCACGAGTCGGGCCACCTGTACCTGGAGCTGCTGACCGACCTGGCGACCAAGCCCGGCGCCCCGGCCGACATCCTCGCCGACACTCAGGCGGTGCTCGACTGGCTGGGCATCAAGACCGTGGACCAGATCGGCGTCGAGCAGCACGAGCAGTTCGCCCGCGGCTTCGAGGCCTACCTGATGGAGGGCAAGTCTCCGAGCATGGAGATGCGCAGCGCCTTCGCGCGCTTCGCCGCCTGGCTGTCGTCGATCTACCGCGACATCCGGGCGCTGGCAGTCAGCCTGTCGCCCGAGGTGCGCGGCGTCTACGATCGCCTGCTGGCGACCGAGGACGAGATCGCCACCGCCCGGGCCAGCCTCGGCGATGACGGCTTCCAGGCGCACGCCGTCGAGATGGGGCTGTCCACCGACCAGGCGGCGAGCATCGCCAAGGCCGACCAGGAAGCGACCCAGGCGGCCGAGGACCGGCTGCGCGCCGAGGCCATGGCGGAGATCACCCGCGAGCAGCAGGCCCACTGGAACGAGCTGCTGCAGGAGGTGCGCGGCGAGGTGGAAGCCGAGGTCAACCGGCAGCCCGCCTATGTCGCCGAGAGCGTCCTGCGCCGCGGCGAGCTGCCCGGAGGCGCCCCGTTGCCCACGGGCATGCCGGCGGCCAAGCTCGACACCGCCGATGTGAACCGCCGCATCGAGCAGCGGCTGGGCACGACCGAGGAGCGCGCGGCGGCGAAGAAGCGCCCAACGATGATGCACACCCGGACCGGCGGCATCAGCCTGGACGAGGCGGCGCCGCTGTTCGGATTCCCCTCCGGCGACGCCATGCTGTCGGCCCTGCTGGGCCTTCGCCCGCGCAAGGAGCTGATCGAGGCCGAGGCGCAGCTGCGGATGCGCTCCCGCTTCGGCGACATCCTCACCGACGGCAGCATCGCCGAGAAGGCCATGGAGGCGATCCACGGCGAGAAGCGCGCCGAGGTTCACATGGCCAAGGTCCGCGCCCTGGCGACTCGGGTGGGCAAGAAGGTCGCCCCGGTCGAGGTGATGCGCGCCGCCGCCGAGCAGCGCATCGCCGCCCTTCCAGCTGGCGACGTGACCCCGCACCTCTACCTCCGCGCCGAGGTCAAGGCGCGCGAGGAGGTCCAGCGCCACCTGGCCAAGCAGGCCTGGGAGCCGGCACTGGCGGCGAAGCAGCGCGAGTTGCTGAACCACGAGATGTACCGCGCCGCGGTGCAGGCGCGCAAGGACATCGACGCCGCCCTGGAGTACGCCCGCGGCTTCGACGAGAAGAAGCGCCGCGAGACCATCGGGAAGGCCGGCGGTTGGGAGTGGACGGTCACCGCCACCGACGGCGCGACCTTCACCTTCCCCAGCGA